CAGAAGATCTAATCCTAGAGCTTGTCTCCGATGCGATACCCGGTGAAGAGAAAATGAAAGAGGTTATCGAGGAGCTAGCTCAAGAAGCCGATAAGTTTCTAAGATGGACTGGCCTTCCCCCGTGGCTAAGTCTCCCTCTCGAAGCTCTCGATGGAGTGCTTCTTCAAGCTGTGGCACGGAGCACCTTACACCCGCTGGTCCAACGAGTTTACGACGAATTGGAAAAGAGCGGCAAATTACTTAGTGAGTAAGTATGTCGCTTTATGGTAGGAAAAAAGAGGCTAAAGCTTCAGCAGTTAAAAAGAGGCTAAAGAAGCCACGTAATTATACAGAAGAATATCAGAAGTATGGTGCGTCCGAAGAAGCTAAGGATAAGAGAGCAAAACTCCAAGCTTATAATAGAAAGAAAGGGACACACGGGAATCGAGATAAGCAAGACGCCTCTCACGGGAAGATACGTGGGGGGAAGATAGAAGGGTTTGAACCTCAAAGTAAGAACAGGGCGAGAAAAACATGAACCTTCCTACTCTTGACAATATCCAAGAAACGATGGTAAAGAAGAGTTATGCCTGGTTTTGCCGTCCTGAATCTATTAACCTTGTAGGGGTACGTCACCCTGACCCAATGTCCAACACCTTTAATGATTGGATGACGTGTACTTGGTGTGACGCTTATGGTCACTGGACGTTTCGTCGTTGGCCTTGCACTACAGATCCTGGTCTTTATTACCGAGAGCAGCCCCTAAACATAAACGGGACTGCGATTGTAGTACCGGGTCAATACCGAGGAGCCTATGCCCTTGGACTACACCGAGGGTATGAGGCGATTGTCCAAGCTAAACCTATTCAAGTTTGGCGCGACAACAACAAAGATGAAGTCTTAGACTGGGAAGGCAATACTTCTTCAGGTCTTTATGGGATTAATATTCACAGAGCGAGTGCTACAACAACTTCAAACGAGGTAGGAAGGTGGAGCGCAGGGTGCCAGGTATTGGCTAGCCCCCATGACTTTGCTGAATTGTTGGCGATTGTAGGTAGGTCCTGCTCGCACTTCGGTGACAATTTCACGTATACTCTATTAGAAGGCAACGAGTTATGAGTGGGGATTTAGACGACAGACTTGACCAGCACGGAAGACGCATCCAAACATTGGAGGGTGATGTGGCTACTCTAAAATTGGATGTCTCAAAGATCGGATTAGTCCTTGACCACCACGCGGATAAGGCAGAGGAAAGGCACGGTATCCTTTCCACGCAACAGATCCGTATGATGGATCTTTTAGAGGAGCGCGAGAAGGACGCGAGGGACTACCGCATTCGTAGAGAAGAGATTGAAGAAGAAGCGAAAATCGCTCACCGACAGTGGATAAAAAGCTTAGTGAATCCACAAACGATTATTATTATTTTAGGTATTCTTGCAGCGTTGTTAGGGACAAGAGTAGCGGATATTCAACAGGTCGCAGAAATGGTTGGGACACCTATCCCTGCAGCACTTAAATCTTCTAGTGAATAAAGATGCCTGACAAAACCCAGAAGAAAGTAAAGAAGTTAATTAAAGAAGGGTATAAACAAAAACAAGCTGTAGCTATTGCGCTTAATATGAAGCGGGAAGGGCGAATAGGCCCTGACGGTGGTTACAAGAAGAAGGAGTCGTAATGGGGAAAGATACAGAAGAAGGTCCACTAGACGTATCCAAGCTTAGCTTAGACACATTGAAGAACCCTAAGCTGCTTATCGCTGGAGCTATCGCCGCCCTTGGTGGAGTCATGTACGCAGGCGATGGTTTTACTATTGAGTTCTCTACTTGCGTAGTAGAGGAGGCTGAACCTAGCTTAGAGATTATTAAACTGGAAGCTCCACAGGAGGAGCCAAAGGAGGAGCCGAAGGAAGACCCCGAGGAGCTTCCTGAAGGCTAAGTATTTAAATAGATACAACCCGTACCTGAACTGATCCCCTTTACCGCTGCGCCATGCACAGCGAGAGTCCCATCGTTGTCCAGCAGGATACGTGTCCAACCCGCTGCAGGTCGTCCACGAGGTTGGAAGGGGCTTTGGATGATGGTGACTGCAGGGATCGCTTTCAGAGAGACGAGAAGCCCCTTTAAGTGGGAAAGATCTAATGCTCGGTCAGGGAGAGTGAGTACTGCTAAGTCTCGGACGGGGAGTAATTTAGCAATAGCTGCTCCAATAGCTGCACATAACGTTACAAATTCTGCACCACTAATGTGAGTACGCATAAATTCTGTATCTTTATCTTGTAAACCTATAGCGATGGTGCTTTTTGAAATACGTAATCCTGCCTCTTCATAATCAAGAGGTAAGCATTCACTAATATTTAAAAGGATACGTGGAGTTAGCTTTGCCACTAACTTATACATAGCTTCCATACAGTTAGTTGAAATGGCTTTGCATGAAGCTGCTTGTGTAGAAGCTTCTTCATAAGCAGTCTGTAGAATACGAATCTTATCTGAAGTATCCCCTCCACCTAAACTATTTAGTAGTTGCTGTACTTGAGCTAAACGTCCGCCAAGTAGGGTAAGAGGAATGTCAGGTGTACCACACACTCCACAAGTATCTAAGTCATTGGCCACTTGGAAAGTAAGGAGTTGTTTAATTGCATTAGCAATAACTACCTTCTCGGAATGCTCTGCAAATTTCTCTGATGTCCCCCCTAGTTTTTCTAGGGCGACCTTTAAAGCTCGTGCTTCGGTAGTATGTGCAGTTGCAGCTTTGCGTGAAGCCTCTTCAATAGCGAGCAAACGTTCATGAGGGGCAAAGGTAGCTCGACGTTTCGATGTACCAATCTGCAGGTCAGCGAAAGCACCATAGTTAATCTCATCAAAACCTACGTCTGCACCGAAGTATTTGATTAGAAAACGTGCAGTCACAGCCTTGCTACCCTTGAGAGCATTCATAACTTCCGGCATAAGGAAGTGTACGTTTCCATCAAGAGGCGTGTGGACTGGACGCTTCCCTCGTTCCATTACCCAAGTCGCTTTACGCCCATCGTTAAGCGAGACTACAGCAAACAGAGTTTCCTCACTAGGATGAAGAAGATCGGCTAACAAGGTGCTAGACTTAGCACGGTCACGTCCACCTACGTCACGCACTTCCCCAATCAAAGCTAACTCTACAGCATTTAATAAAGCAGTCTTCCCTGACCCGTTTGGGCCTGATAGAAAGATATGGGGAGTAAGCTCTGAAAGACAAACGCTTCCAGGGAATTTAATGTTTGTTTGAATGTCAGTAATATAGAGCATGATCTATCCTTATACTTGAGCCCACGAATATCCTACATGTGCATCAGCCGTGAAAGTAACAGGTAAGTCTGGTACTTTACGGGTTAAGCAGTCCGTAATTATCTCGCAGGCGGTTTGTGCTTTTGCTTCTTCTACTTGTACCAAAACAGCGTCGTGAAGTTGATTCACTAAACCTTCTCGGCGGTTGAAATTAAAGGGCAGTTGCTTTATCATCTCTAGCATTCCTTGAGCTACGATAGCAAAGCTTCCAGCTTGGACAGGGAAATTAACGATTGCGTTAAAGTCCTCTTCATAAAAGTAACGACGCCTGCCACTAACAGGCTCTTCTGCATAGCCATTCGTCCGCCAATGATCTAGCTCTCGGTCCCACCAAGTTTCAAATTGAGGACTCGCCTTCAGCCAACGTCGATGAAGCGCACGTACATCACGGATAGAGTACTGGGAATAAAGGAGTCTCCCATTCTGATCTTCGGCTCGCATTAAGATCTCATGAATCTTAGGTGGAGCAGCCCCATAGAGGGAAGCGAAACAAATTGTTTTAGCTAAGTCTCTCAACTTTTTAAAGTTTCCTGTGCCTTTTTCTCTTCTATCTTTAGGGGCTCCGTTAGCTAACCAAAAGGTAGAGCCAAACATCATTTCCCCAGTAAGGTTGTGGGGGTCTACATCGTTACGCCTAAACACACCTAAGTATCCAGTGGCTCCTGATAAGGCTGCAGCAAACCTAAGTTCTAGCTGGTCAAAGTCTGCCCCCACAAAAACCTTACCCGGTGCAGGTACAAACATATCTCGCAAATGGAATGGAATGTTTTGGAAGTTTGGGTTAGAGCTACTGAACCGTCCCGAGATTGTTCCGTGGGCGTTGTAGTCGGGGTAGATAAACCCTTCACTATCAACAATCCCCATGCCTGGGGCGAGTTTGTTTATGTAGGTGCCAAGTAGTTTGGCAGCTTTACGGTACTGCCTAAGTGATTCAATGGCTTCTAGTTGGTCGGGTTCCAGTGAAGAGTTCCCTAAGAGAAACCTCAACGTAGCTGCGTTTGTGCTGGGTTCTCCTGATGACGTGAAGTCATGTGCGGGAAGGCCCCACTGGTCAAACAGCAGTTGCCTAATCTGATCATGTGAGTTTGGATTTAAGTTACCCACGACAGATTGAAAGGTCGCCAACCATTTTAGTCGATCGGATTCTAATTCCTTCTCATACTTAATACGTTTGCCTTCATCGATACGAATGCCTATCCGATGCATCCCTGCACAAAGACCTTGCAGGCGTGCGTCTATCCCATACAGATGTAACTGACTACGTTCTTTAGCTTGCCGGGTCAATGGTTGGATAAGACGGTGGGTGACTGCTACATCGGTTGCACAATAGTCATGTAAGATTTTATCTGTGTTAGCTGTAGTAGCAGTATGTTCCGATTTCCATGCTGGTACATCCGTTTCCACCGATCCAATGTAACCTAATCCGTGAGGGAATTCAGAGCGAGCTAACTTATGGAGTAGGATAGTATCTAACAAAGGCTTAGGAGTTACCCCAAGATGTTGTTCGATTACAATCCGATCATAGTAACCGGCGTTGTGTCCGGTCTTGAGCAGGTTAGGATTAGTAAAAAAGTCCCTCAAAATTCCAACAAGCTCGATCCGGTCTTCCCCCGAGTAGAACTCTGTCTCGCCGTCTACGGAGAGGAACGGCACCATGTAGACCTCCTCTGGTGTTCCGAGCCCGATACATCGTAGGGCTGCAGTCAAAGGCTCTATGCTGTCTGTTTCGACATCGTAGGTGATCACTCTCTGTTTAAGAGGAGCCTTCAACATCCGTTGAAAGAAAGCACTAAGAACCTTGGGGGAAGGTGCATAATAGATGGTAGGGTCTTCCCACTGTAAGCGTCCTTTAAAGAAGCGCCGTGCTTTCTGTAAGTCAGATTTAAACGTAGCTTTCCATAAAGGAGTAAACAACACATCCCGAGGATGGAACGTAGGGAGGATAGACCATTGACCGACTGTAACCGGCCCCCCTCTTACACTTGACAGGCTAGGGTTCCCTGGCAGAACTGCCTTTGCTGCTTCCGAGCCTAATGGGATCAGCTTTGTATGGGTAGCCAATTCAGCCTGTAGCCTTGGTTTACAGCACTTACTAGGGAGAGCTAACGGGGGCTCTTTTTGTCGGATACGTTTTCGATTAGTTTTCTTTAGCCGAGCTAAGAATTCTTTAGGCTTATCATTTGGATACCGACAAGCAATAACATTTGTAAAAGAATAAAGTTGTTGTCCATAAATTTCAGCAAGCCCCAGATTATTTAACAATTCTGCCCCAGCAGCCCCACTGATAGGTAGGTTATAGGTGACGCTTTGTTTAGAAGGAAAGTCACCTATAACTAATGTGTCGCACTTATCTATTAAGACAGAACGAACTGGAGAGAATTCTCCTCGTTCCGCCCAGTAAGAATGGAGCGGACATAGATGGCAGTCTGGTTTCATCAATACCTCAAGGGTGCCCCTCCTCATGGTGAGGAGGAGCGGAGAGATTAGATCTCTAAGTAATCAAGGGGGTCCGTGCTACCTGCACCGTTCCCTGACTCTTCCACTACAGCCGCAGGAGCAACATTAAACGAGCTTCCTTCAGTCATAGTTTGTTGAGTTTTAAACTGCTGTTGGGTGATCCAAAGGAACTGCGCAAATTTCTTACTACCCGTTCCGTCATCAGGAGGAGCAGGGGTGTAATTCACGTAGCCAGTCTTTCCAATGAGCTTGTCACCCTCAATCGTGGGGTTTTGTCGGAGCTTATTCTCGTCTGCACCTAATGAAATAAGGAGCGTCATCCAGTATCGCCAAACGAAGTCATCGTCTGATGTAGGGATATTGATTCCGAAGGTGACGGGAGTGTCTTTATGCTCCCCGTCTGCTACACGTAGCCGAAAGAGCGCACGCTCATTCCCAGCTTTAGTTTCGCGTAGTTCAATCTCTTGAATAGTCATAGAGTACAGCCCAGCGACTGTAAGTGTTTTCCATTGGCCCGCAGGCATCACGTTTTCAAAGTTACCTTTAAATGAAAAGGTCATTGGTTTCTCCTAAGTTTTTGCAAATGTCAATGATGAATTTTTCTCCAAGCGTAGCTTGGTGATTTGTTAAGTTCGCTGTATCAATAGCATCCATCAATGCCCAGCGAGCATGTACTGATGAATGTTTGGTAATGAGTTGTTTGAAGACTTTTGTTAATAGTTTATGTAGCTCCTCCTTGTCTTTGTTTTGTAGGATTGGTTGTAAAAAAGGCACAGTTTGCTTAACGATTTTTTCCATCCAAGCAAACTCTTTAGGACGGGGAAGGTCGTAACCAGCAGCTAGCAGCATGACACGTAGGTTTAAAGGAAAACGATCGGGCGCGTTGACGATACGGTTCTTAGTAATATAGTCAGGGTCAGGACCGATTTGATAAACGTAAGGCCAACCACTAAGAGAATGTTTGTCATAAACTATTCGAGCTACGAAGTCACAGTAAGCAGGTAACTTTTCAGGAAGTTGCCACCCTTCAATTAAAGGGCACCCTGGGATAGCGCGTCTACCCTCCTCGTTGCCTACTGTTCGGGGAGGTTTTTCATG